TTCAAGGATCAGGCCGGTCTGAAGGTGTTTGCCCGCGCCCGCAAGCTGCTGGTTCCGCCGCAGCTTGAGCCTGTTGCAATCCGACTCATCAAGTCGGAACTGCGTCCGGGTACGGCAGACAACGATGTCAATGCGATTATCAGCACATCAGGCGGTCTGCCTGAAGGCTATATGACCAACGACTACCTAACGTCTGCAACTGCATGGTTCCTGCTTACGAACATCGACGGCCTCTCCTACATGGAGCGCGTTAAGTTCGAAACGGATATGCAAGTTGACTTCGTTACTGATAACCTTCTTGTCAAGGGGTATGAACGGTACTCTTTTGGCTATTATAATTGGCGCAGCATTTGGGGTTCGCTGCCCACTTAACAATGGGTTAAGAGGGTTATTCACAAAAGACAAGATTTGGGGGTTGTCCTTCATTCTGAAAGACTGTAAAGTCAAAGGAATGAAAGGATGGCCCCCAAATGTCTAACATAAAACAAATCCCACTTACTTACGAAGAAGCTGCTCAAAAAATAAACTATAACCCGGAAAACGGTGTTTTCACATGGCTTGTCGATGTGGCGAGAAATGTAAAAGCTGGATCAATAGCTGGAAGTCTAAAAAACACCAGAACAAGCAATACTTCCGGCAAAAAAGCTAACTATATTTACATACGACTAAATCATTATGAAATACCCGCTGCGCGCATGGCATGGCTTCTTTATTACAAAGAATGGCCCGCTTCTAATGTTATCTTTCAAGACAAAGACACAACCAACCTTCGCATTGAAAATCTTTCTCTTGGAAAGTTTCCTTACGAAAAAATTGTAAAAGGTGAGCGTGTTCAGAGGAAGATGTCTACTGAAGCCATGCGCCACTACGGCCTCAAGCGTTACTACGGCATTGACCTTGCCAAATACCAAGAAATGCTTCTTGCTCAGAACGGCGTGTGCGCTATCTGCTTCAAGCCCGAAACAAGCGTTGTGAACGGGAAAATCAAGCCATTGGCGGTAGATCACTGCCATGACAGTGAGCGCATTCGCGGGCTATTGTGCGCGAGATGTAATCAGGCAATTGGTTTACTAAATGAAGACATTAACATCCTAAACAATGCTATTGAATACTTGCGCAACTACAATATTGCTGATACGAATACATGAGGCGGGAAACTGCCTGTTCTGGACTAACCTGTTGTACCGACCGATCCAGCGGACTTTGCACAGACGGTACAGCGCAAGTGCAAGGAGGTTCCATTGGGAACGACAACCTTCACCGGCCCGATTAAGGCTGGAAACATCCCTAACACCAGCGGCTCTACGCTGGGTACGGATGTAAGGAATACTGGCTGGGTACTTATGTCCCAGTCATCTGCTGTTACGCAGGCAAGCGGTGCAACCAGCATCGTCATCCCGGCTAACAGCCAGATCGTTGACATCAAGGTATTTGTGACCACTGCCTTTACTGGCGCGGCCACGACCTTTGGCGTTGGCACGACTGCATCTGCCACGTTCCTTACGGCGGCTGGTGCGCTGGATGGTGTTGCTGTTGGCCCGCTGACGGCCAGCCCCGGCACGGACGCTACGCGCAACGGCAACTGGATTGATGTTGGCACGACTGACCGCAAGATCGCGGTTACTTCCACCAACACCGGCTCTGGCGTGGGTAACATTGTTGTTACTTACCTTCAGAACCGTGACGCAACCTAATCTGTAAGGAGCAGATCACATGGAAAAGATGAAGGGCGTTGCCCCGCAGAAGAACACGCCGGAACTGGTTTCTGGCAACAAGGACGTTGTTGAAGCTGCCCGCAAGATGCGCAAGTCTGGCGGCAAGGCTGGCAAGGACATGGGCAAGATGAAGGGCAAGATGGCCGCTATGCGCGCTGATCGCAAGGCCCGTAAGTCTGGCGGCATTTGTTCTTCCGACTGGACCGCCGCTCAGGGCGAAGGCTCTAAGCCGCGCGGTTAATGGTTCTAGGCGGTTAGCGTTCCTCCCCGATTAACCGCTTAGATAGCTCCGTGGTTGGGGCATGGACGGGGTGTTGCTCGGCATCCCGTCCTTTTTCTTAGGAGAAGGCAATGGCAAGTGGTGGTGCTTGGACGCGCAAGGAAGGCAAAAACCCTTCTGGCGGTCTGAATGAAAAGGGCAGGGCTTCGCTTCGTGCGCAGGGTCATGACATCAAGCGCCCCCAGCCTGAAGGCGGATCACGCAAGGACAGCTTCTGCGCCCGGATGAAGGGCATGAAGTCAAAGCTTACGTCATCTAAGACCGCCAATGATCCTGACAGCAGAATCAACAAATCACTGAGGAAATGGAAATGTCCATGAAACCAGTTTGGGAAAAGAAGCTTCCGGCTGACCACAAGACTAAGCCGATGAAGGCTCATCAGATCAAGCAGGCCAAGGCCCGTGCGCGCGCGGCTGGACGGCCTTATCCAAATGCTGTAGACAATATTGCAGTTGCGCGAAGCAAAGGTAAATAGGTGAGCAAATGGCTGCAAACACGATTTCAAAGACAGGCTCTGGTTCAAGCACAATCTACGCTGTAGATTATTTTCGCTGTCCAGTGAATGTTGGCATTCAGGCGGTTCTCAGTGGGACGGCAACGTACACTGTTGAGTATACGCTGGATGACATCACTGACAGCACGTTCAGTGCTTCGACCGCCACTTGGACTGGCGCAACTACTGATCTTACCGGCGCAAGTGCAAGCAAGAATGGGTTGCTCACGGTTCCATGTCGCGGCATTCGATTGACGATTGCATCTGGTGCGGGGACTGTAACAGTTACCCTCTGTCAGGCCGGTATCGGGTAGTGTCATAAATGACCACAAGCGGAACTTACGTTTACAATCCAAGCATTGGTGAGGTTGTTCTTTACTCCTTTAACCTTTGTCAGGTCCGCTCTACTTCGATTGTTCAGGAACACCTGAACAGCGCCCGACAAGCTATGAACATGATGCTCTCCCGCTGGAGCAACATGGGCGTCAATCTTTGGAAAGTTGACACTGAAACCATTACTCTTACTGAGGGTGTTTCTACCTATTCAGTACCGTCTGACACGATCATGATTCTGGATATGTATGCCCGGACGCCATCCGGCACGACAAACACAGACCGCATCATGATGCCTATCAGCCGTTCTGAGTATGCCAGTTACCCAAACAAGGCACAGCAGGGCTTTCCTACGGTGTTCTGGTTTGACCGCCTTATCAGCCCAACGGTTACAATTTGGCCTGTCCCTGATGGCTCTGGGAACCCTACTACGGTTACTTATTACCGTGTCACTCAGATTCAGGACGCCAATCTACCCGGCGGTGAAACAATTGACATTCCGTATCGCTGGTTGGACGCCTTTGCAAACGGCTTGGCGTATTACTTGTCCCGCATTTGGCAACCGCAGTTGACTGCTCAGTTGAAGCAGGAAGCTGATGAGGCGTACATGATTGCCGCCAATCAGGACACTGAAAACGTATCTGTTTACATATCGCCCATGATTGGCCCCTATTTCAGGAGCTAATTGAATGAGGCCGCACGGCAGGGCAAAAGCAAGTTCCAGAAACCCTGAAGCCTTCGCCATATGCGATAACTGCGGGTTCCTTTATAATCACTCTGAATTGCGCTGGCAGTTTCAGTGGGGCGGTAACAAGCTTGTGAACTTGCGTCAGTTGGTTTGCAGGAGGTGCAATGACATCCCGCAGACCCAGTTGCGCGCCGTAGTTCTTCCGCCTGATCCCATGCCGGTAATGAATCCGCGTGTTCCAAACTACCAGCAGGCGACTACAGATATTCGTACTACTTCTGGTCAAAACACGACAGACCCAACGACCGGCATTCCAATTCCCGGCACTACAATGCGAATCACTGAGAACGATGATTATCGCGTTACTCAGCAGACTGGTGAGCCGCCAAGTGGAACTAATCAGTTGCCCGGTACTGACCCGAATGCAGTTACATACAGACTTGTGTCAGGGGCGGCAGACAATGGCTCTGGCCTAATCAGGCTTACACTTAACACGACAAACGGCATGATCACTGGACAACAAGTCACGATCAGGGATGTGCTTGGAACAACTGAGGCGAATGGCAACTGGACAGTTACGGTTGTTAATGTGACTCAAATTGATTTGCAGGATTCTACTTTTTCAAACGCATATTCATCTGGCGGATATGTTGTCAACAATCCTGCTTTGCCGTATAACTTCAATGAAATACCGAAAACAGGGCCGCTCTGATGGCAAATATCCAAATACCCAATTTACCGGCGGCAACTTCTCTCAATGGCACTGAGCAGCTTGAGATTGTTCAGTCTGGAACTTCTGTTCGCACAACTACGGCGGACATTGCCGGTCTTGTTCCCGGTGCAACGGGTCCAACAGGCCCGCAAGGCTCTACTGGTATAACTGGTGCTACGGGTCCGACCGGACAGACCGGCGTAACAGGTCCATCAGGCTCCGTAGGCCCCACAGGAGCCACTGGGCTGACCGGCCCTACCGGACCTACTGGCGTGGGTACTACGGGCGTCACGGGTGCCTCTGGCGCGGTTGGCGCTACAGGTGCGTCTGGCGTTACTGGTCCGACCGGCCCGACTGGGCCAACGGGCGCTCAGGGTCCGACCGGGACAAGGGGAACCACTGGCGTTACTGGCGTAACGGGAGCTACTGGACCGCAGGGTGTTACAGGCGTTACCGGCGTTACTGGTCCTACTGGACCATCAGGTGCAACCGGACCCCAAGGTAGTCAGGGCGTTACAGGCGTAACTGGTCTTACTGGTCCTACTGGCGTCACCGGCCCGTCTGGACCTTCTGGCGCTTCTGGCGTGACGGGTGTTACGGGTGTCACAGGCTTCACGGGCGTCACTGGCGCAACAGGACCATCAGGCCCCACTGGCGCTGGCGGCACTATTGGCTACTGGGGTTCTTTCTGGGACACCACAGACCAAGTTGCTGCGGCGGCAAATACAGCCTACGCCGTAACGCTCAACAGTGCCGATCCAAGTAATAGTGGTGTTAGCGTTGTATCGAACAGCAGGGTTACTTTTGCAAATACTGGTGTTTACAATCTCACGTTCTCAATACAGTTTGTAAACTCAGATACCCAAATCCATGATGTAAACGTCTGGTTCCGTAAAAATGGCGGCGGAAGTTCTGGTGACATACCCGATAGCGACACCAGACTTAGCATTCAGCAAAAGCATGGCGGTGTTAATGGCTATGGCCTGATGACCGTAAATCTTGTCCTTAGCCTTTCCGCCAGCGATTATATTGAGTTAATCTGGGCTACGACAGATACTTCAGTATCAATTCAGTCTGATCCTGCCGGTACAAGCCCTGTAAGCCCAGCTATACCCGGCGTTATCTTCACTGCTACTCAGGTTATGTACACGCAAATTGGACCTACCGGCGCTACTGGTCCCGCTGGCGCTGGTGTGTCTTGGAAGGGTGCGTGGAACAGCGCAACGTCCTATGTGGCCAATGACGCTGTACAATACAACGGTTCTGCATGGATTGCGAATACAGCAAACACAAACAAGATACCCGGAACTGATCCTGAGTGGGATTTGTGGGTTGACAAGGGAGTTACCGGCGTAACCGGTGTAACCGGCGTAACTGGCGTAACAGGTGTAACTGGTGCGACCGGTCCATCCGGTGTCGCTGGGGTAAATGGAGTTACCGGCGTTACTGGCGTTACAGGTGCAACCGGTCCATCTGGTGCCAATGGAGTAAACGGAGTTACTGGTGTAACTGGAGTTACCGGTGTAACTGGTCCTTCAGGTGTTGCTGGAACGAATGGAGTTACGGGAGCAACAGGCCCAACTGGGCCTACAGGTCCAACTGGTCCGTCTGGTGTTGCTGGCGTTAACGGAGTTACCGGAGTTACCGGAGTTACCGGAGTTACCGGTGTTACTGGCGTTCAGGGCAACAAAGGTGGTGTTCGTTATAACTTCTCAACGACCACAACGGATGCCGACCCCGGAACAGGTAACTTTAGATACAACAGTGGCGTAATCGCTTCTGTCACATTTATTTATATAGACAACACTGATGTTAATAGTGTTGATTTTACTAGCTGGTTCGCCACTTGGGATGACTCTACAAATACAAATGAGGGTTATCTTACAATAAACAGTAACTCTAACAGCAGCACTGTTACAAATATATTCAATGTAACAAGTGTTGCTGCTGCTACTGGTTATTACAAAATTGGAGTTACATATCTTTCAGGTGCGCTACCTTCAAACGCAGAAGCATGTGTTATTGGATTTGCGGCTAACGGCAACAATGGACCAACCGGCGCAACCGGTCCAACTGGTCCAGCCGGAGCAACAGGACCAGCAGGAACAACCGGAGTTACCGGTGTAACTGGTGTAACAGGAGTTACGGGTCCATCTGGCGCTACCGGTCCAACAGCATATCCTGCTGCCGGAATTGCCGTATCAACTGGAACCGCGTGGACCACATCTCTTACAGCGCCAACTGGAACAATTGTTGGCACTACAGATACCCAGACGTTGACAAACAAACGTGTGACTCCGCGTGTTCTTGCCTCTACAGCAAATTCAGCAACTCCAACATTGAACACTGATAGCTATGACATGATGGTCATTACTGGGCAGACCGCGAACATAACATCAATGACCACAAATCTTAGTGGCACTCCTACTAACGGACAAAAACTTTGGATTTCATTCACGGCATCAAGTGGAACTCCAACTGTAACTTGGGGTGCATCATTTGAATCTTCTGCGGTAACGCTCCCAACGGGAATGACAACGACAAGAAGTGACATTGGTTTCGTTTGGAACAATGCTACAAGCAAGTGGCGTTGCGTTGCGGTGGCGTGATGTATAAGGCTGGCCCTGTATTAAATGATGGAGTTATTGTAACCGATAACTACGAAATGGGTGAATCTCCATACATTTGGATTGATGCCATAGTAATGCCGCTTGCAGAATACGAAGCACTTACTCAAGAAGAGATTTACCAAATTAAGTTGTCTAGGTATCAGGCTTGGTATGAATTTGTAACAAAGCCAGAGCCTGATCCTGATCCTGTCCCGCCAGAGGAGGGGTAATATAAATGGCTGATCGCTATTGGGTTGGCGGTACTGGAACTTGGGATACCACAAGTACTACAAACTGGTCCGCATCTTCTGGCGGAGCTAGTGGTGCGTCCGTTCCAACTGCTGCCGATAACGTATTCTTTGACCAGAATACAACATATACCGTTACTCTTACTGGCGCTCTTGCCTGTCTTAGTCTTAATGTTTCTCAGGGAACGGTAACATTTACATCTAGCGGAACTTTGGCTGTTAGCGGTTCATTTACAATAAAAACAGGAACTGTTTGGAGCGCAAATGGTGCTATCACATTCAATGCAACAACATCTCAGACAATAACGACAAATGGTGTAACTCTCAGTGCCGCTCTTACTTTTAATGGCGCTGGCGGTACTTGGACTTTGGGTAGTGCGCTTACATGCGGCGGTGTTACACTTACAACCGGAACTTTCTCCACATCAGCAAGCAACTACAATCTCACTGGAAACATTACGATTGCCGCCAACTCAAACACAAAAGTTTTGACGCTAAACGCATCGACAGTAACATCTGCATTTGCAAACAATTCGACAGGAAACTTTACCTTTAACGAAGGAACCTCAACTCTTGTTCTTGCTAGTAATAGGTCGATAACTGGAACTCCAGAAACATTTTATAATGTTAGCGCAACAAACTTCGGCACATTTGCCAACAGTGGATCATACACAAATAACCTTACAATTAACGGAAGCACATTTACAAATGGAACATTTAACGCAACTGGCGGACAAACATATATTGTTCTTTTGTCTGGAAATGTAACATTTACCGGAACCCTAACAACTACAAGCAACAATCCTTGGAGTAGGGTTCTTTTTGCAAGCACATTGCCCGGAACTACGCGCACAATAAGTGCGGCAGCACTTAGTCTGACTGATGCCGACTTTCAGGACATTACAGCTACTGGCGCTGGGTCATGGACTGGAACAAGACTTGGAGATGGCGGTGGAAACACTGGAATTACGTTTCCTGCCTCAAAGACAGTTTACTATGTAGCCGCAACTGCCGGTAGCTTTGGGTCTGCAAATTGGGCAACAAGTTCTGGAGGTTCAACCTCTTCTGCAAATTATCCTCTATTGCAGGACATAGCCACAATAGACAATAACAGCGGAACGGGGACGCTAAATAGCGGCGGTCTTGGCATTGGGAATATCACATTTGCCAATAGGACAACGGCAATAAATTGGAACGCATGTCCAACAAACTCATGGCAGACTGCTTTTTTTGGTGACATCATAATGTCCTCTGCAGTTACGCAAAATTCTGCCGGATATGGAATTTCATATAGACCAAGAGGCGCAAACGTAATTGATGGTAAGGGGAAATATCTTGGCGTTCCGCCTTACTATCACGCAGACCCAAATGGGACTAGATACTATTCTCTTTCCTCCAATGTGTCGTACAATCAATTTTTTCTTATATATGGAACGATCAAGCTTAACAGCAGCAGCTTGATAATTTGTCAGCAACTCATAAACAATTACACATCAACAAGGGGTATAGACTTTGGTACTGGAAACATACGTTTTGACGACAGTATAATTGCTTCAAGTCTTTACGATCCAATTCTTAATATTAACTATACTGGACTTACAATTTCTGGAACACCATTGATTAACGTTTACTCTTTGACTAACACAACAAGCACAAGCGCATCAATGGGGTCGCCAACTGAGGCTCAGTCCATATCATTCAATGTTTTGAATGGCACTTTCTCATTTAATCTAAACGGAGGCATGAGGAACGTAGATTTTACTGGATTTTCTGGAACTTTGACAAATGCCACAAGAACTGTATATGGAAATTTTACTACATCTTCTGGAATGACACTTTCAGCCGGTGCCAACGCGCAAACATTTGCAGCTACAAGCGGAACAAAAACAATTACATCAAATGGAAAAACATTTGATTTCCCCGTTACGTTTAATGGCGTGGGCGGAACTTGGTCAATACAGGACAACGTAACGATAGGATCAACAAGAACTCTTACGCACACCAATGGCACAATTGATCTTAATGGCAAAAACCTGAATGCTGGCGCTTCTTACACAACGGCGACAGGCACTAAAAACCTGACTTTTAATAGGGGAAATCTTGTTTGCCCAAATAGCGGGTCAACCGCATTTAACAATGCTGTACCGACTGGGTTCACAACAACTATGGGTACAGGTAACGGTAAGATCAGTATGACCTCTGCCAGCGCAAAGACATTTGTTGGGGGCGGCTCTACATATAACTGCACCCTTTCAAATGATGGCGCTGGAGCTTTGACCATCACTGGAAGCAACACAATAACAAACTTGTCAAACGGCGTTGCTCCAACAACATTTACATTTACATCTGGAACAACCACAACAATCCAAAACTTTGGAATAAGTGGTTCGTCTGGAAACTTGGTCACGATAGGAAGCACTACAACTTCCGCGCATACTCTTTCTAAATCAAGCGGAAACACTAACGTAGATTACCTGTCCATCAGCTATAGCACTGCTACTGGTGGTGCAACTTGGTATGCTGGCGCAAACTCTACAAACGGTGGAAATAATACTGGTTGGCTTTTTTCTTCACCAACATCTGTTACCACTGGAAGGATGTTCTTCGGGTTTAACTAAATCATCAGGGAGGATGATATGAGATTCCATGTTGCGGCACTGCCGCACACTAACACAACTGTTGACTACATCAGTTGTGCCTATACAGCGAAAGTCATCAACTTTTGCCGCATGATGAAAGACCGTGGACACACGGTTTACCTATATGGCGGTGAACAGAACGAAGCTCCATGTGACGAGCATATCGTTTGCGTCAATGAGGCGGATCGTGCCGCCCATGTTGGCGACCAGCATTTTACATCTGCAAGCTTCGACTACACAAAGCCTTTGTGGCAGAGCGCAAATTCAAAGATCATATCAGAGATAGGCAAACGGGCAAGCCAGAAAGACTTCATCTGCATTATCGCTGGATATGCCCAGAAGCAAATTGCTGACGCATTTCCACACATGATGTCGGTAGAGTTTGGCGTGGGCTATGGCGGCTCTTTCAGCAAGTACAGGGTGTTTGAAAGCTACGCTTGGATGCACATTTGCTATGGCACGGCCAATGGCGGCAATCCGCATGGCATAGACGGCCACTGGTGGGACACGGTTATCCCCGGCTATCTGGACCCGAATCAGTTCCCATTCAGCGCAGAAAAAGACGATTATTACCTGTTCATAGGGCGGCTTGTAGATCGCAAGGGATACCGCATTGCGGCAGACGTATGCTTTGACATTGGTGCCAAGCTGGTAGTTGCCGGTCAGGGCGATCCGCCTTTGGGCTGCGAATATGTCGGCGTGGTTGGACCGGAGGAACGCGGTCGGCTTATGTCCCGCGCAAAGGCAGTTTTTGTACCGACAATATATATTGAACCGTTTGGCAATGTTAACGTGGAGGCGCAGGCTTGCGGTACGCCGGTCATTACTACCGACTGGGGTGCATTCACTGAGACGGTTGTCAACGGGGTCACTGGCTTCAGGTGCAGGACGTTTGGTGAATTCAAACGGGCGGCTTTGGAGGCTCCCAAGCTTGATCCTCTTGTCATCCGTGACAGAGCGGTCAAAGAGTATTCACTTGAGACCATAGGCAAAAAGTATGAGGATTACTTTGCCCGCCTGCTGCATCTGTGGGACAAGGGGTGGTACGAAGGAAGGGAATTCGGGGGCTAATTGCCCCCTTTTCTTTGGTGGAAAAGTCATATAAAAATGGAGAACATCAGTTGACAATACTGGATTTAAGCACCCTTGGGGCGTCAAACATGGATCAGGCAATGCAGAAAGAAGAATGGCATCTTGATAAGAAAGTCCCAATTGGGATCATCATTGCCCTTGTAATCCAGACGATTGCATTCTTTACGGTTGCTACGGCATGGAAAACGACAGTCGATAATCGCATTGGGCGGCTAGAAGAAATCGTCGCAAACAACAGCAATCAAGGTGAGCGTATAATTATACTAGAGCAGCAATTGAAATTTATAGTTGAAAGCCTGAACCGGATTGAGCAAAAACTTGATATTGTAGAGCAGAGCAAGCCCAAATGAGAACTTCAGAAGCTGGCTTGGCTATCATTAAAAAGTGGGAAGGTCTTAGGTTGTCGGCCTACCCGGACCCCGCGACTGGCGGCGAACCTTACACAATCGGATATGGTCATACATACAGGGCTGGCCCGCCCAAGGTAACTCTGGGCATGAGAATCAGTTCAAATGAGGCGGTTTCTATACTCAAGGATGACCTGAAGAAGTTTGAGGATGCAGTCAGCAAGCTGCTGAAGCGCGCTCCGTCTCAGGCTCAGTTTGATGCCATGGTAAGCCTTACCTTCAACATTGGTGAAGGCAACTTCAAAAAGTCTACTGTACTTCGCAAGTTTAACGCCGGGGACTTTGCCGGTGCTGCGGAAGCCTTCATGCTGTTCGTTAAAGCGAACGGCAAGGTTATGAAGGGTCTTATAAACCGCAGAAGCGAAGAGCGCGATCTGTTCCTGAGCGGCACAAACAAGGCGGCAGTCAAGGAGCCTCCGCCTGATGTGTCTCCAAAGGCTGATTCAGAGGTAATAATCTCTGAGCCAAAGCCCGTTTACAAACATAGGCGGGTGTGGGCCTCTGTAATGGGCTGGCTTGGCGGCGGCGGTGTGGCCACTTTTGGTGCCTTCTCTGGGTTTGACTACAGGACGCTATTGGTTCTGGTCGGGGCCGTAATGGCCTTTGTTCTGTTCTTCTGGTTCATTTACCGCCGTGAAATAGAGCGCGGGATGTTCAGCAAATGACTTGGCTCTTGAGGGTTCTGGCATGGGTGGGGCTACCTTCGTGGGTGGCCCCTTTGCTCATTGCTGGGCTGGTTGCTGGCGCGCTTGGCGGCTCCTACCTCAAGGGGCGCATGGATAGTTCGGCCAATTGCCGGGAGAAGCAGTTGCAGGCGGTCATCGCCTCAATGGAGCGTGATCGCAAGATCGCCCAAGATGCCGATAGGCGGTCAAAAGATACGATCCGCAAGCTTGAGGAAGATGCCCGCAAGGACGATGAGGAGATTGCCAAGTATGTTGAAGAACTCAAAAAACGCCCTGATCGTTGCGATCTTACCCCTTTTGACGTTGACAGGCTGTACCACGCTAGGGAGCGTTAAGCCCCAGCCTATT